AAATATCAAACTAGCTCTTCCAAAGGGAAGGCAAAGAAAGTACCATATAAAAAGGTAAAGAAAGGTAAACGTAAATAATGTTTAACAAAGACGTACTAGAAAGAGTGGTTGCCACATTCGCGCAATCGTTCCTTGCTGTGTTCACCATTGGTGATATGGGAAGCATGAAAGCGGCTGGACTTGCAGGTGCTACTGCTGTTCTTAGCCTTGTTAAGAGTGTTGTTGCATCACGCTTTGGTGATGGATCGGCTTCAGCCGCCAGCTAATGACTGACGTTACCGACCTTAAACAAGTCAAAGTATCTAAGATAACCCTCGGACTTATCATGTCCGTGGCTATCACTAGTGGAGTAGTCGTATGGAATGCGGCTAGTATCGCTGGTAGGATCGACGATTTGGAAGAGCAGGTGCAGGTAATTGAAGGGAACACTGGGACAGACAGTACAGTTCTGGCAAAACTTGATGAAATATCTCAAGGTGTCATGGAAAATGCTGGCGGTCTTGATGATTTGCGGAGCGCTAGGGTCGATGACCTTAGCCGTTTTACTCCTTCTCATATTACAAGCGCTATGGCAGGTGATTTAGAAACAATTAAAGGTGATGTTGATGAGATGAAAGAGATCATCGCTTCGCTTGCTTGGGTTCCGTCAGAATTTAGCACGATCTGGGATCGTATATATCTAGCCGAAGAAGCTATCCAAAGTAAGAACTGGGGTAAAGAGTTCTACGAATATAATGAATAAGACTGTTAAGTTAATCACTGCGATAACAGCATTGTTGGTAGCTATAGGTACATTAATAGGAACTATAACTGTTACTTTAGGGAAGAGTGACCCTAGCCCTTATCAGGGTGGTATGACCATAGTTTTAAATAGTCCTGAAGCTTATGCGGAATTCCTTGAAAACCACCCCGGATAGTACTATATTAACTTACATGGATGTATCGCTCTAAGCTGTCCATATCCGCTGGGACAACCCACGCTCCTAGTGTGTAAGTAGTGGAGGCTGATCCAGCCCGTGACGACTGGGGATGCTAACAATAGTCACGCACCGCATAGTTCCTCCGACTGTGTGCGATAGCAAAGGAGAGGCATGGAAGACGAATTTGATGTAGATGATTCTGGTGGAATCAAGGACTTGCGCGATGCGGCTGAAAGAGGTCGTAAAGCTACACAAGAACTTGATGACATGAAACGCGAAATGGCGTTTCTAAAAGCTGGGATTGATACCGACAGCAAAGCAGGTCAACTGTTGTATAAGGCTTACGATGGGGAACTGGAAACAGAACTCTTACAGGCTGAAGCATCAGAACTTGGGATTCTTAAAGGGGATGTGCAAGCACCTCCGCAAGAGTCAACTACACGAGATGTAGCAGGTGTGCAGGAGCGTGAAGCTCTCGCAGGTGACAGTGTTTCGCCAGAGGTAAACACTCAAAGTCCTTACGATCAAGGGTTGCGAGAGTTTCAGGAAGCGTATGATTCAGGCAGGTCGAAAGAAGATTCGGCGGCACGTTTTGTACACACTGTGCTTGAAGCGGCTGGTCAAGGGGATGAACGAGTCTACGATAATCGTTAGATGCCTACATATGTTTACGAGTGTTCGGAGTGCTTCTCTCATTGGGAGTTAGTACAGAGCATGAGGGACGAACCTAATAGGTTTTGTTCTGAATGTGACAAGGAGTCTGCTAGACGGATTCTTCAGTCACCAGCTTTAACGGCTGATGCTACTCCGAACAGGGGAAGAAATAAGATCCCTCCTCGAAGACCAAATAATAATTGGGAAAGAGGAGTATCTGGTGAACATAGAGCAGATGGGTCGTTTGTTCCATATATAGATAAAAATGGTGACAAGATACCTGTCAAACAATTTGCTGATAATCGCTCAAAGTATGAAGGAATGTTGCGAGAGAAAAAGAATAAACAACAATCCACTACTAAATAAAGGAGCGATAACATGGCTATAGTCGGTCATGCAGGTAAAGTAACCTCATACGATCTTGACGTTGGCGTTAAGATCAACATGGATGAACTCATTTACATGATTTCACCAACAGACTCTCCGTTTATCAACGGTATTGGAACTGATGGAAGGCAACTTCTTTCAAGTTCTCCCGTAGATCAACAAGAGTTCAAATGGATGGACGAAGAACTTTTGCTTCCTCGTGCATTCATTTCAGCAACAACAGGCGCAGGAGGAGCGGCAGATTCACAAATAACTGTAGCCGCCGCTGATTCCTTCAAATTCCAAATAGGCGATCTTTTGTCCAACGCGGCAAAAACCGAAGAATGGAATGGAGCCATAAAAATAGTTACAGCCATTAACAACACCACTGGTGTTATTGATGTAAAAGAATGGGCAAACGGTAGCGTTTGGCCAGTACCAACAATAGGTGACAATATTATCTGTGTTGGTACTGCACTAATTGAAGGTTCCGATCCGGGAGAAGCACGTTCAGCAGATCGCACGATCAGTTCGAACTACACGCAGATCTTCGGACCTACACCTATCTTCATGTCACGTACTGAACAGCAGGTATCACGTTATGGTGTATCTGACGAGTTCGCAAAGCAGGTTTATGGTCGTTCAGTTGAGAACGTCATAACCCGTGAGCAAGCATACCTTTACGGTAAGCCAGTAAATGAACCTACTGTAGCGCTTGCAAAGCGTCGTTCAACAGGTGGCTTGATGCACTACATCTCTTCTAACACTGATAACTCAACAACTACGTTGACTATGGACGCGTTAGAAACTTTGATGCAGAAATGCTACAACGCAGGTGGTATCCCCGATCTTCTGATCGCTAACCCAGCTACGATGGCTACCTTGAATGATATATCAGATAGTGGCCGTGTTCGCACAGTCATTGATGATCCTCGTCGTGGTCGCGTACCTGTCTCATCTGTCTTCACCGAGTTTGGTGAAACACAGATGGTAAGGAACCGCTGGTGCCACGCTGAGACAGCGTTCGTAATCCAGAAGGAAAATGTTTCCCGACGGATTATGCAACCACTCGTAGTCGAAGCTCTTGCTAAGACTGGCGACAGTGACAAGGTGCAGATTGTCTGTGAAGAAGGACTCCAAGTTAAGGGTCAAGCTCACATGGCAAGATTCACTAAGCTAACTGGTTACACGGACGCACCGTAAGTAATCCCCCCACAAGCTAGTTGTTAGGGGGCGTAGGTATAGCCTCGCCCTCTAACAACAGCTAATATCTAACTATGCCTACTATCGCAGATTCCATCACAGAAACTAAACGCTTACTTAATAGCAACACTCGTTCTGAATTAGATCTTATTGAAGTAGAAATTAATGATACGGTTACACAGTTTAAGCTGACGCATAATGCAGATGGCATTCGTGCTGGTTCATATATATCAGTAAGCAATGGTAATACTGCACCTGAAACAATGTATGTTACTAAACGTAATCAATTTGATGTGTATGTTTTACGAGGCATGGATGGTAGTACTGCTCAGACTTGGGCGGCTGGTTCTTTAATTGAAGTAGAACCACGTTTTACTGGGCATCAAATCTATCAAGCTGTTAAGCAAGCTATTCATGCTTTACCAGAGAACGTCTACGCTGTGAATACTTTTACTGCTGATTTCGCTACCTCAGAGCAATCTAAGACTGTCACGTTAGCTAATGGTTTCACTAATATTCTGTCTGCTACACGTACAGCTAGGAGTAGTGAAGACCGTCTACTTAAATTTAACTGTAAAATACAGGAGTACGATGGTACTTATAAGCTAATTAGACAAGAAGGAATAGAGAAAACTGTTACTGCACAGGTCACATATAGTCATCCGTTTGTAACAGGGACTCTAAATCTGGATACTGATCTCGTGTCCACTGTGAAAATGTCGTCTGAGATGACAGATATTCCACCATTAGGCGCAGGAGCAATTCTAATGCTTGCTGAGGAGTCAACTCGTCTTGATCTTCATGCCGCAGGTGATTCGAGGGGTGACGGAGCCGTGAATCCCGGAGATCGTTCTCGTTATTCATTGATATTACAGGCGCAATATGATCGTCGGGTAAGTCAGGAGGCACGTCGTCTGATGGCGAAGTACGGTTTACGTTCCGATAGTGTAACCGGCGCAACATTTCCCACGACACTTCGTAGTCATTAGTAAACATGCCACTTCACAATAACACTCACCGAGATGCCCTTCCTATACGATTAGGTAATCGTAAGTTTAATATTGATGTTACCAGACTAGCCCGTCAAACCATAGATCCTATCCGTCAAGGCTTTGATACTGTAGGTCAGCCGGGAGAGCAATCTTTGAATCAGGCTGGTGTGTGGAAGCGTAGCCGTAATGACTGGGAGTTGGGTGCTGGTCAGAGGGAAGCTGATTCTCCTGAGTCTGGTTTGCGTAGGTTTCATACGAGTCTTGGTATAGATCCTTGGACTAAGAATGAGATCAAGTTACATAAAGACGTTACTGAATCTAAAGATACAAGTGGTACTAATCTTCTTTTAGCTACAGCCAATGATGGTACTAATGATTATATTTATATGGCTAACGGAGCCAATGTTGAATACTCGACAAATAATGGTACAACATGGGGAAGTGCTATAGCTAATCCTGCTGGCGGTACTATTTTTGCTATGGCTAGTGACGGCGCGAGCATCTATATTGCTGGTAACGCTGGCGTTGGTTCAGAAGTTCAAAAAATATCAACGACGACTGCTGGTGCTGGCACTGGCAACGTCTGGACTTTGACTGGTATGGCCTTAACCGATGGTGTGTGGTTTGCAAATGGATATCTAATAGCATCTGTTGGTTCTCGCCTTACTTGGTTACCTAGTACAGCAGACGAGTCTAGTGCATACGATATAACTTCATCTACTTTCTCGCAGGTAAGCACATGGTCATCTGTCATAGGCACACCAGTAGGTATATACGCGGCAGGTAATCAAGGCAATCAAGGTCGCATCTATTACATAGGTATCAACGACTCGACTGTTGCTTTAGATGTACCTGTCCTTGCGGCTCCTTTACCTGAGGGAGAAACTATCAATGTTCTATCAGAGTATGGTGGTGTGATACTCATCGGAACTAATAAAGGTTTCCGTCTAGCTCAAACAGGGCAACGAGGCACGTTATCGTTTGGACCTTTAGTAACTATTGATAATGGTGTTTCTGTTCTTGAACCTCAAGGAGAGTTTGTTTGGTTCGGATGGAAAAACTATAGCGGTAGCTCAGGGCTAGGACGTATAAGTTTAAAAGAATTCACTGAACCTCTCGTTCCTGCTTACGCTACTGATCTTATGAAAGGTAGCACTAATGCAGATATACAAGGTGTTATTACTACTGCTGATGATCGCAGATTGTTTACTATTTCAGGTGATGGTGCTTACATAGAACATGCTACTAACTATGTTTCTAGTGGAACTATAAGTGAAGGTAGATTTAGATGGGGTATAACAGAACTTAAAGTACCAGTATCAGGAGACATACGGCATAATGCTTTGATAACAGGAGAATCAATTACTTTAACTGTTACGAGTGATGACGCACAAACAGATACTATTACATCTAATACTGTAGGTAAAAGCACACCAGTAGATGCTGACGGAAACCCCAATGTTCAACCATTCGACGATGTGGATGGTGAATATCTTATTCCTTCATTAACTATTACTCGTGGTACGGATGCTACTGAAACTCCTACTGTTTTCAGATGGACAGTTCGTGCTATACCTATGCCTTTCGTGGCAGAAGCAATCACATTACCTATTATTTTAACTGCACAAACAGAACACGATAAACGACATGTGTGGCAAGACATTTATGACGAATACAAATACATTAAAAGTCTGTTGGAGAAACGTCAGCTTGCTTTGTTTATTATGGGAACAGAAGTAAAGAACGTGTATGTCGCAGGTGTTGGCTACGATCAAGGTGCTATTAGTAGATGGTCTGATAGTCAGCAAAGAGATTATGCAGAGGGCTATGGTAGAGATAAGTGGGTTGAAGGGATACTAACTGTGCAGTTAATTACTGTGCAAACTGGTGTGACTTTGACTCCTAGCACGGCTCCAGAGTAATGAGGTTTTATCCTTCGTATACTTTTGAGACTCCTGCTAGACCACAGCAACGTCTAGGTATTGGCAGTATGACAGAATGGAAGGGTGCTAATGATTCACCTTCCGTTCGGATAGGTGTTAATAACTCTGGTTTTGATTATGGTTACGTTGGATTTGGTACAGGACATAGCGAAGAAGATTATTTAGGATACATAATTGGTACGAGTGGTACTCATACTACTCACGGTGCTTATGGTGGATTAGTAATGCGTCCACCTGTGATGACTGATGATGCTTATCGTCCCTATATTTCTATGACAGAGTATGGCGCGGCAACAGCAGGACGTACTTATTTAGCAATGGGTATCAGTGATAGTGGTGTAACTAATCAAGATCAAAATTCAACATATTGGTATCGTTATGCAGGGGGTACATACGGTCAAGTTAATTATGGTGATACTTGGCACTGGTATGATAACCCAACTTCAGGTACTTCATGGACTGCCTTAATGTCACTCAATGCTTCAGGTAATCTAGCTATTAATGGTTCATTGTCTAAAGGTTCCGGGTCATTCGATATACCTCACCCAGTATTAGAAGACAAAAGGTTACGCCATTCTTTCATAGAGGGACCTTATGCTGATCTAATATACAGAGGTACTGTGACACTCGGATCAGAACCCACATTAATTTGTATGGATACTCACTATGGTATGGCTGAAGGTACGTGGAAAGCATTGAACACTAACCCTTGGTCTATGGTTTCAGCATCCGGCAAGCTGGTTGAATGGTCATTAGATGAATGCGAGTTGACTATTACTGGGGATGAAGGAACGGTTTGTCAATGGATGGTGATAGGTGAACGTAAAGATCAGCATATGATTGACACGGATAGTACTGACAATGATGGTAGACTTATACTAGAGTATACTCCGACGGCTGAACCAGAGGACATACATGAGCAACCCATTACTCCCGACCACAGATAAGAGTATAGATCTAAGTATACTTCATCCTAGATTCATACGCAGATTAGAGAACTTCTTCGCTGACGGGCGCATAGGTAACAAAGTA